TGCTTTGTTCGCTATAAGTGCTACCCAGAAAGGTAGGCTTTCGTCCTTCGCCAGCTCCATTAGTTCGGACCTTGTTTTACTTAGTAGGGTCTTTACAATGTCCTGCGTCTGAGATTTGGTTAGCTTTACATTATGTTCAGCTAAGAAGTGGTCCTTTAGAACTGTCTCTATCTTCTTTGGTCGTCCGTTAGGGTTACCGCTTTGCCCTTTCTTAAAGGGTATTAAGTCTTCTTTAGACATCTTCTTTAATTAATGCGTTAAATACTACTTCTTCTTTAGTGCTTCCAAATACCATAAAAGCGTCCATAAGTTTAGAGTAGTCTTCTTCGGTGTATTCAAGTGTAATCTTAAAGCTCTGGCCTTCGTCTGGTTCTGCCGTGTCGAAGTCATTAGGAAAGTCTAAGCCCCATTCGTTAAGCTCCTGAGCGTCCCACGTATTAGCCAGTTCGTCCCAGTCCCATTCGCCAAAGCCTACATTGTCTTTTACAATAAACTCCCTTTGTTTTTCTTCGCTCCAGTCTACTACCTCCACCGGGACTTCTTTCCATCCTGCCTCTTTCATTGCTCTAAGCCGCATATTACCGCCTAAGACTGTCATAGCTACATTCACTACCACGGGGCGCACGGCTGCCATTTCAGGAAAGGCTTTTAAGGACTTGACCAGCTTCTTAAACTTGTTGTCTCTTATTACCCGTGGGTTCTCAGGGTTAGGCTTTATCTCCGTTAGCTTCCGTAGTTCCATCTTTGTAATTAGTTAGAGCTTGTAGGGGTGTCTTACCCTTTGCCTTTGTGCAGTCTTCACCTATCCAATACGCGGCTGCATCTTCGCGGCTAAAGCAATACCAGAAGCCGTCATATATATTGTGAGTTAAATAAAGCCCGTAGTCTGTCATAGTTCAGTCAATGGTAAAAGTATGCCTTTGCTGGTGTTACTGTCTCCGCCTTTCTTATCTCGTTCAGTATTAACGTAGCCCCTGCATAGTTCTTTAAGGTGCTTAGTTTTAATTAGTCTTATCTGAGTGTCCGAAAGTTTAAAGGCGTACCATTCCGCTTCTGAAGTGGCAATACCTGAAGCCTTACCCCTGCTTTCATATTCTACGTAAACGTTCCCGGTGTCTAAAGCTCTAAGGTCGTTCTTAACCTCCACCTTTTTACCCTCGAATATTTCGCCCAGCTCTCGTTCTGCTACTTGGCCTATTTCTAAGTCGTGTCTAAAGTCGCTATTGTAGTTCATTTCTTTCGTCTCTTTGGCCTGTTGTCTTCGTAGTAACCAAGTAACCTGAACGCCATAATCTGAGGACTACGACCGCAAGTAAAGCAAACGTCTGCTTTAGGGTCTATAAACTTGTAGACCTCCTTATACTCCGCTACTTCTTCGCGGGTTAACCGTCCTGCGAACTTCTCCGCCTTCAACATCTCCAGCACGTAGACGTTAGCCTTTATAAACTTTAGAGCCTTAGCCTTATTCATAGTTCAAAGCGGTTTACTGCCCTCTCTACAAGCACCGAAATAAGCCCACACTTAATAGCAGGAATAACGCCTAAAGGTGCCGCGATTAACAGACCAAACCAGAACGCCAAACAAAGCCCACAATCTAACGGCTTTAGACTTTGCGAGTAGTCAATTTTCAGCAGTCTTTTTAGCTTTAGGTCCACTTCCCAGACCTGAATGTAAAGTAGTACTAATGCGTTCGCACATAAGGCGTTCCAGAATAATTCCATAGTAGTTATTTCTTAGTGTTTCAAGTGATTTTTTAACTGAGTTACCTATGCTTTTAAAAGGTATTCCCACCTTCTTAGCGACCTTTCGGTAAGACCCTTCTTCTATCCAGAGCTTTAGTATTTCGCGGTCATACCAATAAAGCTCCTCCATTAGCACTTCTACCGTTCTAATGTCTAACTCTTTTTCATAGTCGTAGCCTTCTGTATCTGTAAGCTCAGGGACTTCGTTAGTGTGAGTGAATAGATTATACTTCTTAGCGAAGTTAGACCGCTTCGAGGTCGCCATATTAAGTAACGAACGGACCACGTAGAATCTAAGGTAGCCCCCGGTGTTTATCTCCTGCCACTTAGCGTCTGCCATTTCCAGAAGTTGCAAAGCCATTTCCTGTATAAGGTCGTCAGGGTGTCTGCATATCTTAACCGCCAAAGCCATTAGCTCAGGGTCGCTAAGAAGGTCTACTATCGCTTTACTTTTTGATAAGCTCACGGGCTATAAGTGCCAGAATTATTAAAGCGCATAATGTACCTAATATTAAAAGTGGAATGTTTACCATAGCGAAAGTTTATTAACATTGTGAATCGAACTATTAATCACCAAAAGTATTAAAATAAGATAATACGTTATAAGTAGCCTAATGGTTACCGTCTTCAGCATACTACCCCGAAGCCTTGCGAGTCGTTTAGTTGTCATCTTCTTTGTTTTGGTTAGTCTCGTTCATAGCTCAACGTTTTACTGTTCACGTCCCAAAGTACACGCTTACCGAAGTAGTTAGCTACTAACATAATCTCTTCGCGTAGCTCCCGGTCGTAAGTCATTAGCGTTTCGACTTTCTTAATACCCCAAAGCGTGGTGGTGTGGTCACGGTTAAAGATACCGCCTAACTGCTGGAGCGTTAAGAAGTTCGCTACTGTTTTGTTCTTCAGGAGATACCAGACAACGTGCCGGGCTTCTACCCTGCCACGCTTACGGTCCTTACTCGCAAGCTCCGCCTTAGTCAATCCGCGCCTTTTGCAGACGTATGTTATGAGTTCGTCAACCGTTGCGAGGTTCGTTATTACGTCTTCTCTAAACCGCTTTAGTTCATAATCTATTACGGCCTCTTTGAGCTTGTCAATAGTTTCGGTGTTATCTTCTGTAATTGTTCTGTAAAGTTCTTCTGTGTTCATAGTTATAGTTTAAGTAATTGGTTATATAGTTTAAGTGTTTTTTCGTCTCCTATGTCTAATCTTTGTTCTATGGTCCTACGGTTATAGTTCACGGTTCCTATGTCCTTATAGCCGCATATTTTAGCTAAGTCCTTACTCTTTAAATCTAAGAAGAAACAAAGCATCTTTTTAGCGTCTACTATTCTACGCTCCCTTGTCTTTCTGGTCAGGTCTTCAGGTGTTAAGTTAAGGGCTTTTAGTAGTTCAGCTTGTCTAACCATTGGTCGTAAATTTCGGTAGCTATTTGTGCGGTCATTACAGGTGGTACTGACATACCTATTAAGTATTCAGGTCTCAATTTTAAAAAATCATAATCCATAGGGTAACTACCAATTTTACAAAATTCGTGCTTTGTCGGGTTGCGTGGGTAATCAAATAGTATGTTATTACATCCTGCAGTTATTGTTAATGGTACTTTATCATTATGAATTAGTTTTGTCGTAAATCTTGTTATCTTATTTCCTAATCTGTGGTTTATTTGACCGAAGTCATTATCTGTTATTATTCTTTCTTTCCATAAATCAAACTCACCATCACTAATTGTTTTAGTATTTAATTCTTCTTTAATAATAGAAAACAATAATTTTGGTTCATTAAAATTCAACTCAAGTTTAGGTACTTCCGTAAACATATCTTTTTGATATAAAAAAGGTTGTGCTAAATCTTTTCTTAAACAAATAAAGAACACCCTTTCGCGTCTCTGAGGTACGCCCATTGTCGAAGCATCTAATAACCAGTGCTGACAGTAGTACCCAGCTTCTTCAAACTCCTTGTAAATCTTTCTAACGTAGTCTTTAGCATTACCCAGAAGTAAGCCCTTTACGTTTTCAGCTATTACTACTTTCGGTTGTAGTTCTTTCGCTAAGTCGATAAAGTCAAAGAATAGATTATCTAAGATTTGTTCTGCCTGACCTTCTCTAAACTTCTTTTCTTTGCCCCAGTCCTTTTCACGGTTTCCAGCCATAGAAAAAGAAGAGCAAGGCGGTGAACCGTCTAAGATGTCCAGATTGTAGAGTTCTTCAGGCAGGTCTTTTCTGAGCTTAAAAGTCTGGATAGGTTCTAAGTAGCTATACTTCGGCTTATGGTTTACCCGGTAGGCTTCTATCATTTTGGGGTCTATTTCGTTACACCCTAAAACGTCAAACCCTGCTAATTTGTAACCCATTGTCGAACCTCCTCCGCAAGCAAAGCAACTAAATACGCTGCCTTTGTCTTTCGTAAAGTTGGCATCTTTTAAGGTCCATTCGTAGTTAAATTTATGTTTCATCCTATTGTAGTTTGTCGCTTTAAGTGCAGCTGCATTACCGCCCTATCTAAATGGGTCTGCTCTACCTTTCGTTTTACTGACTTACCGCCCTGAAAAAAAGCGGGTAGCGTGTGGAGGTGTTCAAGTGCCAGCCTATTAACTTCGTCCTTGTCTTTAGCCGTTACCAAAAGTTTGCCGTTTTCGTGTAGGTACTTTCGAGCGTGACCATAGGGCCAGCCGTAAGGTGGTAAGGTGTTGCCGTGTTCTAAGTACCAAGCCTCCAAGCGTTCAAAGTAAGCCCGTTCTTTTCCGTCTACTCCTGTGAACTGTGAAAGTATTGGTCCTTTGTGGTCTGGTAGTATTGGTTCAGGCCGGGCGTTTAGTTCCTGCCGCTTCTTTTTGTAGCCCTGAAGTATAGAACCGAACCAGCCCGTACTTAATCGCTGAATCTTACTTATGTCTTTCGGTGGCTCAATACGTCCAGAGATAGCACCCTTTACCGCTTCTAAAAGTTCTTCAGCTCTAATAGTCTTAAACTCGCTTTTAAAGAAGTCTATTAAAATAACCTTTTGCGGTGTTTCTAAATGAGGCATACCGATATAAGCGGCTATCCTGTCTAATGCTTTTCCGAGGTCTTCGTTAGATGTCATAATCATTTAGTTCTTTGTTTGCTCCTGAATTTATATTGTGCATAGCTGCTGCTATCGGGTCTGTCTTCTTCTTTTTGTTTTGAAGGTAGGTTAAAGTGTTCAAAAGTGTAGACTTCCAAACATCTATCTTTTTACCGTTACCGTTTCGCCAGCCGTTTTCTACCCAGCTATCGTACTTCAAGTGTACACGGTTAAGGTCTAAGTCTAAGTTACGTTCGTAAGCCTTGTCTAAAGCATAATCTTTGAACTCCTCCCACGCAGGTATCTGCTTTTCTTTAGTTTGGTTTACTTTACTTTTATTTCCTTTACTTTCCTTTGTGGGTTTCTGCCTACCTAAACCCTGTAAATGTTTACATAAACCCTCTAAAGTCATACAGTAATTATTCCTACGCTTGTAAGCGTCCTGTATTGAGTCCATAAATTTATCGCTCCAGATTACCTTACATTCCTTCCAGAGTTCAGGGTTAAACTCTCCGAGCTTTACAATAGACTCCACAATCTCAAGTAGTTTCTTCTGGTCTATCCTGCACTTAGCACTAACGAACATTAGATTAGCTTCGTCCTGAAGGTCTATCCAATGGTTATCTGTCTTCGCTAATATCTCTAAGAGCTTGTACCAAGTAGCGTAGCCGTCATTACCGTACAGGCTTTCTATTATGTACATCTTCTTTCCGTCAGCTATGTAGTGTGGGAAGTAATCTACGTTCATTCTTTCAGGTCGTGCCATATTATAAAAAAAGCCCCAGCCGTTCGGTTATGCAGAACCTACTAAGCCAGAGCTTTAAATGTCGTTAAGATTACCGCTGCATCGGTTACGACAAAGATACTATTTTAGTTCACTCAGTAGTGCTTTGTATTTGTCTACCATTTCTAAAAGCTCTTGGTCTGAGTACTTAATTATCTGGTTAGAGGCTAATAACAATGTGTCTGATGCACCTTCTCCATAGGTCTGGTCTAAGTATATAGAAAACTTAAATTGCTCGCCCTGAGCGTACATATTACAAGCCATACATTGTGGGGCGCAGTTTGGTATCGGGTCAGCGGTCCACCGGGTACTGTACTTTCTTCTGGACATAAAGTGTCCACATTGTAGCTTCTTCCAATGGTCTACCTTTCCGCACGTTACGCACTCCGCGAAGCCGTCTAAGTTAGCCGCCCTTAGTCTTATGTACTGACTAAAGACGCTATCTAACTGCTTAACTATTTGTGACCGCTTCCGTTTCTTCTTTGCCATTTAGTGCTTCTAAATTGTTCTTAGCCCGTTCCTTAAATAAGTCTTTGTTAAAATACCCTAAATACTTACAGACTTGTTTAGCTTCTATGTCGGCTAAACGCTTCTTTCCTGCATAGGATAGGCAGTCGTCTAACCCGTGAATGTAAGCGTGCATTACGGTTAAGATTAACTCCGTATCTCTACCTTTTAGTTCTAACTTCATTACTGAGCTTATTAAAAGTGTCCATTCGTTTTTCTATCTTTTCAAGTGCTACCAGAATCTCCGCGCACTTCTGCCGCTTGTAGTTCTTTATTATCTTACTCATAAGCCTTTAAGCATCTCTAAGCCCTTTAGCTTTTCACGCTGGAAGTCGAGAGCATCCACTACCCTTTGTTGTTGTCTTATTCTTTGGGTAAGACTTTCTATACATTCGCTCAAGTCCTGCACACCTTCGGCTAAGTAGTAACCTTTAGAAGAAGAACAGACCCCAAAAAGTATAGACTCCAGCCGAATAGTCTGTATTAACTTACGGAGCTTAACGGGGTTTAGCTTGTAGTCCTTTAAGCGTCCTGAACCGTTCAGGGTGTCGCAAATGTATGAACCAGCTACCGCCTTTGAACTCCCCACCTTAGACCGAAGCCCTGCCACAATAAGCGGTAGAACTTCGGCCCGTTCGTGGGTAGTTAAGTCTTCGGTTATTTCGTAACCTTTCAGCATTAGAAAGGTGAATGAGTAATAGTCTTTGGGTTGTCTGACTTCTCAGCGGTGAAAGTGTCGGGTGCCGTCCTTCTAAACTGCCACGCTTTCGCTTCTGTGTAGTACTTACCGTTGTACTCCCTGCTTTCGATGTCAAAGAATACGGTTATTAAGTCGCCTTCTTTGTGGTCATAGTTATCTATTGACTTTCCTAATACGGTAAAAGCTATGAACTTCTCCGCGTCATTATACCCCTCGTTGTTTTTGATAACTAACTGAGCTTTTTTAAACTCCTTACCAGCTTTGGTTACTCCTGACTGGTCGCTAAATTCTACTACGTTTCCTGTTACTTCCATTTTAAAGTGTATTTATATAGTTATTAATTTCGGTTACTCTGTTTTTAATCTGCTCTATTGCTTCTTCGTCCCGGTCAACGCGAAAAGTTTTGATTCGCATATTCTCAGGGTGCCTACTAAAGGTCATATTCTGCACTAAATCGGTGTGCTGGCTTTGGCTTATTTCCTGCACCCCAAAACGGTAAGCCATACTTCGCGCCTCTGAGCTTATAAGGTGGTCTGGCGTGTCCATTAGACAGTAGTCCAAGTAGCTTACTTCTTTATCTGTTAACCACATATACCCCTGAAGCTGCCAGTAGTAATCTTTGTTCGGTACTTCGGTTTGATATAGTGGAAAGGTGCCAACGTCCCAGCTACATTTAATGTCCCTTACCGAGTCTTCTAAGATAACGTCTGGAGTTCCTTTTATAAACTCATTCGTGAAGTAGTCTTCGTTCTTTAATACTATTCCAAGGTCGTAGAAGCTGGCTACTAAGTCTATCGCTTCGTCTTCCATTATATTACCCTTGTCGGTGTACTTGTTAGAGAACATAGACCGAACTCCGTAGAGTTCTTCTTTTAGTACCTTCTGAACGTAGCTCTGGCACGTCTTAGATAGTTCGCCTTTCTTTCGTGAATTGGTCATAACCTGACCTATTGCGCTTGCTCTAATTTTCATAGTACTGCGTCCATTAAAAGGTTCTCATTCTCTTCGGTTAAGGTCCACGCCTCCTTAATCTTAGACATTTTGCCAGCACCTTTAAGATAGCTTATAGCGTCTTTCCATTCTGGAGCTTTAGGCGTTAAGTCTTTTGGGGTTGTCTTCTCTTCTGTCTTCTTCGCTGGCTTTGCTTTTGGCTTCGCTTTAGTTGGGGTGCCTCCTGCGTCCGTATCTTTGTCGGTTACGATACCCAGCATAGAGGATAAAGCGTAGCGTCTGTAATAGGTAATCTTAGAACCGTCTACCTGAAACTTATTCATCCCTTTTAATTCTACGTCTGAAGGCATAAGGGTGGAGCTGGTTAACTGCTCACCGCTTTCTACGTGGAAAATAATAGTCTGGATAGTGTCAAGGTCCACGGGCTGCGTAAAGCCTAAACCGTGCTTACCTAAAAGTGGGTTAATAGTCTTCAGGATAGTAGGTAGGTCGGCATAAGAATAGCCGTAGCCCTGCGTACTTTTGTGGATTATCGGGCATTCCTGCTGGAACGCTGCCAATGCTTTAAATAAGTTCTTCATAGTTAGTTAAAGTTAAGATTATTTGTAGTCTTTGATTATGGTAAAAAAATCATTCCAGAGTTTATACTCTTCTGAGTCCGTAGCTTTAGCAAGCTCACAATACTTTAGCCCGGTCCGAACTTGGTCTATTGTCGTGCTGCTTATTAATACTTTTTTTGCGCGGTCTTTCAAGTATTGCGTTGATACGTTCGATACATTCGCGCTGCTCTTTAAGCAGTTGTTGTAATGTAGTAAGGCTTTCCATTTCATACCTCGTAAATTATACCGCGTTCCTTTAGTAGTTTATGGGCGCAGGTGTATATTTTATCCGCGTCTATTCTTCGACCCGTGCGGTAAGTGGTTAGGCAGTCTATTACCGTGCTTCGGGAGTAGCCAGTTTCTTCGGCTATTCGCTTTATACCTTGATAAGGCAGAAGGCTTTTAATGCGTTGTACTTGTTTGTCTGTCATTGGTCTGTTTAAATTGATACTATTTTTATTGGATAGTCCTGAATTAATTTACCGTCCTCTGTCAAGTAGGTATCATCTTCAGTTCCCCAATGTTGTCTAAATCTATCTATCTGGGCAGTTGCAAGCCACTTATCGCATTCGGGGCAATGAATATCCTCTCCGTCAGTTGCCTTGCAGATATTAGGAATGTCCACTATAGGACTTTCTAAACATACTTTACATTGAATTTTCATCTTAGGGTTTTGTGACTTTTTCCATTACTTCAATGGTGTTATAGAAAGACTCTCCGAGTTCGTTAGGTTCTACTTTGTGTCCAGCCTTTCCATACCAATCCCATCTAATTACATAGCCATTCTCTAAGGCTATCTTTTCGCATTGCTTTTTTGAAGGATACCGCTCCTTCGCCTTCGTTTTTTTTGGCTTTACTAAAGGCAGCTTGTATAGTTCATTCCAAAATTTATTCATTTTACTTGTTTGGTTATAGCGACAAATATATACTAAAGTTTTGACGTGGCAACAAAAAGAAAGAAGTTTTTTTAAGGTTCGAATCCTATTTTAATGTAACTACCTAAGAACCAAGTAGATAAACCCCTAATTTGTTGACGAATTTAATTAGCTGAAAAGGTGTAGCCGTCTTGGTTTGCACTAAAGAACTCTTCGCAGTTAGCCGCTGCGTTAAAGATAACGTCCTGCGTGTCCTCAATTTGGCGGACCAAGTACAGTAGATAGATAAGCCCTGCAATTATTACAAGCTGAAGCATCATAAGAATCATTACCAGAACTATAATAAGGTTCATAGCTCCATTAACTCATTTATGCAGGTGTGACCTCCGATAACTACCGCGCAGCCTATCGCTGGCTTTTTGCCTCGTTTGGCATAGGCGAAAGCATAGCGGTCAAAGTCGATACCACACCCTATCTGGGAGCCGAACACTTTAAAGTTCTGACCTACATACCATTCAGTATAACATTGGGTATGTAAATGGCCCTGAACGGTAGACTGCATATCTGCCCTACATTTAGTTCGAGCCGTTCCACCCTCACCGTGGACATACTGAACCCCATCGTAAACTACTCTATCTACAAAGTTCCAAGTAGGAGCCTTCAGGACTTCGTTAAAAGTCTTAATCCACGCTTTAGGTATGCCTCCGCTAAAGGCTTTTCTACTTATTATACGGTCGTGGTTTCCTATGGTAACGTCTGCGACCGGGAAAACTTCTACCCATCGCTGAAGTCTGTCTATTGCAAGCTCTAATTCGTCCCCCCCTCCGTAGCCGTCTGGGTCTGTTTCGTGAAAGCTCGAAAATGAGGAGTCTATACAATCACCGATAAAGACTACTTGGTTACAGTTGTGCCGCTTGTAGGTATCTATACAAAAATCTAAGTAACCGTCTAAACAAAACGGCTCGTGGAGGTCGCCTATTACCAGTATTCGTCTTTCGTCCCTTGTTAAGTTCTGGTAGGCTGCCAACTTATTACCCCGAAGCCGTGGCCTCTGTTCACTCATTAATTTTGAACCTTGCGTTATCACAAAATTTACGGTCAATCTCACGCATTTTTAAAAGCCTTGTTCTCCACCTTTCTTTAATACCTTTCTTATCTTCTTCGGTCATCGAAAGCCCGTATGTATTGGCGCAGTCCTTCGCGTTTTCTTCAAGTATTACGTCTATCGCTTCTCGTTTAGTCATCGTGCAAGTTGAATAATTAATACGGCTTCGGCTACTATTGCCACGCCCAGACCTATATGTAAAAAAGTGTTCTTTAGTTTCTTCTTACGGGCTGCCTTTTTGTGGCACTCTATGACCTCTGTAAGATTAAGCTCTATGCTATCCTTCTCAGCTATTTTAAGCCGTTCTAAGGATAGTTCTTTGTCCTTTAGGCTTACTATACTATCCAAGCGCGTTAGCTGCTTAGACTGAATCTTTGAGGTGTGCCGTAATTCGCTAAGATAAGAGAACGAAAATAGCACTATGTCGAACTGATACTTAGTTATTCCTACTAAGGTATCTTGTGCGTATGGAATCAATACGGGCCGCTTCGTCTGCGAAAAAGTCAGACTTGCCATTAAAAGGAAGTACGCTAATAGAATCAATCTTAACCAATGTACGAACATGGACCCGTTGTTTAAGTTCTTCAAGTTGGCAGTTTTCGGCTTGTAAGTTAACGACTTTTCTTTGTAGCCCTTTTATGTCTAATTCGTAGGCTTCTATCTTCTGTTTACTAACCCTTATTCTTTCGGCCTGAACTAAGCCCACCTCCTGAGTATAGCAAAGCCTACCACCTACCGCCACAATAACCAGAAGGCAAAGCCCAACGGTTAGCAGTAGGATTCGTTCACACCTCCCCAAGCCAAATAGCTGCCTCATCTTCTCTACGGGCGGTTAACCCTGCTAATACTTTACCCTTGCTTTTATTCCAGCGTCTAAATTCGTCTGGGATGTTCTGGTCCTCTACGCAATTATTGACCTTAATAAGTAGGGTAGACTTCATTAGGTTACCTATTCCTACATTGTAAGTAAAAGATGTCAAAGCGGCTAACTGGTAAGACTTTAACTTAACGTCTACCACTTCCAGTACCTGAGCTTCTACCTTCTTTACAAAGTTTAGTAGTATTTCTTCCGCTCTTTTTCTGTCTACCGTGCAGTCTTCCATTGCTACCCGGTCCCCATTCTCGTACATTGTATTTCCGTAGCCAATAGTAGGCACTCCAGCAGGACATAGATAAGGGGCTGGCATAAACCCTTCCCACTTCTTAATAACCTTTACCGCTTGGTTTTCTTTCTTCTTCGCCTTCATTTCACTTTACATTTGTTCTCACGAATTTCACCACGCATTTCGGTTAACGCTTTGGTGTTGTCATTAATCACATTGGCGAATTTATCAACGTGGTCATTATTTGCCTCGTTCCATTCCTTCCTTTCGTCCCTGTGTATGTCTGTGAGTTTATTAAGGTAGAATACCAAAACCGCCAAGAATATTCCAGCTATTCCGTAACTCGCTAACGCTTCAAGTATCGCCTCCATATCATTCTGAAATTGGAGGGTCAACAGGCGTGTTCGCTTCCACCCAATCCAAATACGCTTGCGGAGGTGTTACATAGTAGTTCCATCCATCTACGGGATAATCATACTCTTCATGGTTTTCAATAAGTAACTCGTACTTGGTATTGATTACCTTATGAAGTCCTACTGCCCAATACTCTTCAGGCTTCATTGTCTGCTTGTAAAATGCAGGTTGCGTTGGTATCTTTAAACTCATATCAAGTAGTTACTGTCCACCCTTTGTTGGTAGCGATTAGTAAATTTGCTGCTGAAAGTCCTGCAGTTCCGGGGTTTCCTGTGATTGTAATAGTGGCAGTTGCGCTTGCCAAATCATTGAATATATCAACCAATCCTTGAGTCGCAAAATTGCAATCTGACAAATCAAATGATACTACAATGTTTGACGAATCTAATATTTGTAGCGAATAGGCTTGATAAAATGATTGGGATAAACTTGTAATAGCCGTTCCGTTTAATCCACGAACTGCTGTAAGATTTTTAGATTGATAAAACAAAAGTTGCATATTACCTTTAAAATATCCCGATGCAATATTTACTTCGCGCAGAGTGTTCGTTTGTCTCGCAAATTGTAAGGCAGCTTTATTGTCGGGTAATGCAATTGGATTATCAACCGTTCCAAATGTGCCTAAAGAGGAATAACTAATCATATAACCTATGTCGCTAAATCCTGTTAAATCCCAAGTTGATGGAATTTCATTAATATTGGTCGCGTGCTTAAGCATAGTTTGAGCATTACATGAACCCGAACCCAACTTTCCGTGCAAGTATCTTATTGAACATGAATAAAAAAGAAACCTCGCATCAGTCGCATTTGGCGCAGTCGCTTTAAAATATTGTATGCCTGAACCATAAAACGCATACGCCCAATCTGTGACGTTACACGTTCCGATATATTCAAACCTTTCAAGCCACGGATGCTTTTGTTCATTATTAGAACGAAACATATCCCCCAAATCGGTAATTGACTGGCTTGCAATATTGCACTCTAAAGCACCTGTCGCATAATCATTCGTTCCCGAACCATGTCTGACATTTAAATTGAACACCGTTAAATTTCCCGAATCTGCGGTAATGGTCACAATTGATTGACGATACCCATAAGCCGATGTGTCTGCTGACAGACCTGAGTAAGCAAACTCATGGTCTGATTGTGCAGCACTTGTGATTCCCGATGATGTGTTTCCATCACCCCAATTAATAGTATAAGTCCCCGAACTTGTGGAGGCTTTGAGTGCTATAAAGTTGCTTGCATTCTCCCAAACCGCAACAAGTAAGACAATCTTATCATCACC